TCTGTAAGAACTGTAGATCACTAGCATAATCTCTAAGATTAAAGCTATCAGGATAAATAATTTCACCATCAAATGTAGCATTCTGCCATTCAGCAAATAAATTCCAAATCTGTTCTTCTGCGTTTTGTAGATAATCAGCTTTCTCTGATAGTCTTGCATTTAATAATTGGAACTCTGTTTGTAAGGCAATACCAGATTGTACTCTATCTTGTGTTGCTCTGACTGCTCCCATATGTGTAATTCTATTGATAGCTTCTACTTTCATATTGATATTGCTCATAATGCCATCCAATGATTGTGAACTAGGTTGGATCAAATATGGTTTTAAATTACTATCTAAATCCTCAGGCATCTCAATGACACTACCTGCTCCTGCACTGGCTTCTACATTAGGTGTTTTCACTAAACTAGGATGGTTGGATAATCTAATTAGCTGCTCTATCTCAGAATAATCATTATAAATAGCTTTCTGCAGTTCTGCTACATCATTGAGATCAGATATACCAATACCTCGTCTTTGTGATTTTTGGTTATATAAAATTACTGCAGGTATTTTACCTAATTGATTAGGCATCTCATCCACCATCATAGGCTTTGATGTGGAATATCCTTTTGAAAAATCTTTTAGCTTGTAAGTAGTGATATCTTCCATACTCCATACTCTGATTGTGGCAACATCATCAAATAGATCCTCTAGTAAGGTTAGATTTGTAAGAAAGTATTTACCATTTAATGATCTCTCAAAGTTCCAATTCAGAACATTCTCAGGTGTATATAAACTCATATATGGTCTAATATCTAACTGGATTTCTTCTGCTCTTGACTGAGCATTAACTGCAGGTTTATCTAAGATAGCCCAACAAGTACCATAAATACTTGCGTTCATCTGCATTTCTCTAATTACATTGTTAAATGATCTACCATCTAAATCAGCATCATCAATAAAACTCTCTAGCTGCGGATCACCAGATAAACTTCCGTAATCTCTAGTAGGTGGAACTCTAAATAAAAATGATGAATAGATTTGCACTACATTTTTACAATGATTATCAATAGGGGTATTCTCTGATCTTTTCATATATTCCTCATCAGTTTCAAGGATATATCTATTTAGCTGATAACCACTTTGGTAGTCCTGACCGCCCAGATATGACATTAAATGGAAATGCCAATCTTCAAACTTCTCCTCGTAGTGCTTGTGTTTAGATGTTAAAAATTCTCTTGAGTAAAGTGCCATTAACTCCACCTCTGAGGTTTGCTTGGTTTAAAATCTCTTTTTAGTGGATATAAAAATTCTATCATATAGCCTAATGCGTCATTCATGTGGTCAAACCCTGTATCTTTTTCAGGAATACTTGTGCCTTCCTTATAAATTTGTCTATCTAAACTTTTTATAACATTTTTAGCTTTATTGGCAATAAATAAACTATTGACACCCTTTGCGTTTTTGAGTTTCGCATTTACTGCATTGATCCTATCTCTAACTAATGGATGAGTATTGCGTACTCTTACATTAAAACCTGCGTTCTTTAATATTGCTAAATCTGTCAATCCACCTGCACTTGTCTTTCTTTGTTTAGATGCAGGATCAGGATAAATCACAACCATTTTATCTTTGTATCTATGTTTTATTTCTTCTGTCATTTCTTGCGTATTACTGGAATATATAACTATCTCATCATAAACATATACATTCTCTGATTTAATTTCTGCAATAACTGCTGACATTGGATCTACATTGAAATCTAAACCTATATGAACTTGATTTGTTTGTGGTGTATATTGTTTAATTACATTTTTATCTCTATCAAAATTGTAATATATTTGACCACTATATTGTTCAAATGATGCTTCATACTCTTGTCTAAATGTTCGTTCATCCAAATCACTTCTTGCTTGTTCTATTTCTTGCGGTGATACTTGACCACCTTCTATAGTTGTAAATTGGAATGATTGCCATTCAGGATCAGATTTGCCTTTTAGAAAGATATCATAAGACCAATTTCCAAACCCTCTAGGTGTACCGCAGAACAACACATGACCTTTTCTATGCTTATCACTAAGTGTTGGTCTAAGAACTTCAAACCAAGCATGACTTTTGATATCACTGAACTCATCTAATATTAAAAAATCTAAGCCTACTCCTCTCAGGCTATTCTCGTTATCACTTCCCCTGAGTTGTATTACAGAATTATTTTTTAGATGAATAGTTAAATCTGAATTATTTACTTTCTTTAACCATTTATGTTGCCGCAGCTTTTCTACTAGATCAGAATAAACAATGTCTTTTGCCATTCTGTAAGTTGGTGCTACATACCATACCTTGCGTTTTGGGTATCTCGCAAACCTAGCCAGTTCTTGAATACAGAGCCAAGTCTTACCAAATCTTCTTCCTGAAATTACGCATCTAAATCTTTTATCGCTATCTATGATTTGTTTTTGTGGTTGAGATAAACCCATCAAGTATCATAAGACCAAGCTAAAGGTTTATCATCATCTGAACTCTCCACTTGATCTGATTGACCTAACATATTTTTACCAAGCCATATCAATATAGCTGCATTACCCTTTTCTGCTGCTTTCCATTGTAGTTGTCTAAGCCTCAGTTTCTGCTCTGCTCTGCCTTTTAGTAAAAATTCCGAATAACTCTTTTCAATGAGATCAGGTGAACACCCAAAGAAGTGACCAATCTCTGTATTAGTACAACCAAATCTTGCTAATTTAATTATTTCTTCTGTGTCTATTTCGTATTTTTTCGGTCTAGCCATTTATTTATCCAAACATAAACCATTGTCTAAAACAATCTTTTCATCTGTTTCAATCCATACTCTTGCTCCACAAGGTAAAGGTTTTTGAGGTGAATATATAATTTTAGCAACAGAATTATTCTCTTTATCTTTTATTTCTACATTATGTGCATAATTGTTTGATTTGTATGTTTTGCAAGTAATCACAGGATCTGGATTGTCTTTTTTAATGTTTGATCTAATTTTATGTTGATTGATATGTATTATTTTTTTCATCAATATAATCCTCTTTCAATGAGTAGAGTTTACTCTTTAATGTAGTGTGCGTTTCTCTTCAACTTGATCTACTTTGATCATACCTAATTCATGGATGATACTATCAATAATAAACTGGGCTTGTTTTTTATCTGCAAACCCTGCAAATCTGATATAAGCTGAATGTGTGCCATCCTTTTCTTCTAGTACGAAGAAATGCTGCTTTAAAAAATTATCATCCATGATTGAACTTAACACTATTTATTTATTCATTTCAATGTGTTTATCAAGCCTTCTAATATAATCTTCTGACCATCGCATTGTTTTTAAGCCTTTTTTTCTCATGTCAATATCCATATTAAACTGCCATTCTGCAAATTCTTCTTTGCTCATAGGCTTTTCTGCAGTCACATCAAGATATATTTTTTTACTGATAAATCTTTCCAGTGCTTTAAAGAACTCACCATGAATACTCTTATAAGCTAAGAACTTATCCCCTAATGTTGATCTATCTTCTTCTGATAACCTTTTCCACTGCTTATATGTATCAAATTTAGTTGATCTTTTATCACCTTCATCCAAAACATATTTTTTCCAAAAAATATCAAACTCCTGTGTATATATATTTTTGTTATTAGTAGTTAGTGGTTTGTGGTTAGTAGTTAGTGGTTGCGAAGGCTCAAGCATATGCTCGGATGATGCGTTAGCATTACCCCATCTTGCAGCAGCAGCTTTTTTAGATTTATCATGTCTATCTTTAGCGGCTTGTATTTCTGCACTACATCTTTTATTTCTAATCTTATCCTGCTCTATTGTGATCTTACCCTTTTTAATAAGTTCTTCTTTAATAGCAGGTGCTTCTTCAGTATATCCTCTTGTTGCTAAATCCCATATGATCGCATCATCAAAAAGATTATCGTCATTAGTGTAGATTAAGTCCTGTAGCCTTCTGTAAGTTAGTTCAGCTTTATAGCTGAGTATCATACACCCAGATAATTGATCATCAGGGCAATAATTTATAAAGATCATTTTTGCCATAGTTTCGTTCCCCCATTGTA